GCCCGCGCCTGTGTTGCCAGCCTGCACAAAGAACGCGTCGCCTTGGCCCAAAGAGTTGGGGCTGAATGGCGCGTAGGTGTCTGCGTCGGTTGCGCGAGTCAACACCCAGTTTGTAGAGCCACTGCCCACGGTGGTGACCGTGTACACGCCGTTTTCGGCTTGGTTGGTCTGGTTGTAAATCAGCACGCGCATACCAACGGTCGTCAAGACGCCGTCGATGGTCAAAGCCACCTGAGTGCCTGCGTTGGTCAAGGTAGCGCCTACGCCGTCGCCAGCACCCCCGGGTTGGTTGTACGTCGCATTCAGGTTGCCCGCAGTGTTTGGCGACTCGACATACACAGGGTCGTGGTAGTGAATGCCAGAAGCCGCCAGCGCGTCCACATACTGCTTGGTCGCCAACTGCAAGGCGGTTGTTGGGTCTTGCGTCACAGCGACCGAAGTCAGCCCGCCAAGCGTCAGACTTGTCCCGCCCAGCGCAATATTGGTTGTGCCAACAGTCACTGACGAGTTGGTCAGCGATGCGTTTGCAATGTTGGTCAGCGTGTTCGACGCGCCGTCAATTGTTTTGTTGGTCAGCGTTTGCGTGCCAGTCAGGGTCACTACGCTGGAGTCAATGGCAATCGTCACCGCGCCAGAGCCGTTGTAGGACGTGCCTGACAGACCTGTACCAATGGTCAGGGCGTTGAGGTTTGAACCCAGCGCCACGCCAGAGATGGTGCTGTTGACCAAAGCGTTGTTCGGGATGCTGGTGAAGGTGTTGGTTGCACCGCTCATCGACTTGTTTGTCAGTGTCTGCGTACCTGTAAGGGTGGCGACAGTTGAGTCGATGGCGATGGTGACAGCGGTCGCGCCGTCGTAGGAGCCACCAGTCAAACCAGTACCGATTGTCAAAGGATTCGTAACCGAAACGGTTCCAGTGATGACCGAGAACGGGATGGTGGTCGAGGCGGTCATTGCGCTCGTGCCGTTGCCGTAGACGTAGCCAGTCAGCGTTCCGACGCCAGTGCCGCCATTTGCCACCTCAAGGATGCCACCAAGCGTTATAGCGCCGCTGGTGGGGGTGGATGGGGTCAAGCCTGTCGAGCCGCCGCTGAAGGTCGTTACGCCACCAGACAGGGCAAATTGACGCCAAGAGCCTGCGGCATAGCCGTCAAAGGTCTCGGTGGTGCTGTTGAAGCGGAACTGACCATTAGAGCCAAGGGGCTGTTGGGCTGATGTTCCGATTGGCACAGTCATGGAGGCAGTGCCGGGCAACACCGCGTTGTCAGCCAAGCCAACAGTCGGGGAGCCGCTCACCGCGTTGCCGTTGGTCAGCGTGATTTGATTCGCAGTGCCAACGATAGAAGTCGAGTTGATGATGCCGCTCGTGTTGACCGTCACCAAGCCATTGCCGTACAAGTTCGCCAAGGACAGCACCTGACCAGCCAAAGCCACGGTTGGGTTGCCTGCGATGCCGTCACCGTTGGTGATGCCCAGTCCAGCGCCTGTGACAGCGATGGAGCGGTTCACCAAGGTGGTGGAGTCGGTCTTGACCTGAATGCCTGCGGCAGAGTTCACCAAGGACAGCAAAGCGCCCGTGGTGCTGATGTTGAAGAGACCCTGCGCACCGCCGTCGGTCGAGGTCAAGCCATTGGTCACGCCAATGTAGCGACTGTTGGGCAGTTGAGGTGTCTGGATGAGCGTCAGGTACTGGTATGTCTGCGAAGGCGAAGCCGCAATCGCGCCAGTCGTCGTTTGGACGGTGACCCCATTTTGAACAATAGGAACCGCTTCAGTGCCTGTAATAGCACCAGCGGCGGGGAGTTGGGTAATGGCGACTTGTGCTGACATTATGTACTCGTGTTATCTGGCGGGTTCGGTGCAATCGTGTCCTTATTGCCAGTGCCTGTTGGGGTCTGGGTGTTCTGCTCAGTCGAAATCAAGAACTGGCTTGAGCCATCCATTGATTGACTGCCAGTCATAAGGTAATTGTCGTTTGCCGCTACGCTTACATCAGGACGGGCAAAGCGAAGGTTGATGCGTTCGGTTTTGCGTGCCGCCAAGCGGTAAGGGTCAAGGGTGTCCCAACAGCCGTCACCGCACACGCGGAGGCCGGGCGAGTTGCCGTCAGGTCTCAAGTCCACATACGGCTTCTTCATCTTGCATCTATCGCATACAGCGATGGCAACCGAAGCGAGACCAGTTGTGTCCAAGAAAATTGGCATCTATTACCTCGTGTAGACGGAAATGTTGGGGGCGAAGTAAATCGGTGACTTGTCGCGCTCTTCTTGCTCTGCTTCGTACAGGTACTTCTCAGCCATCTTCTCCAGATAGCCGACCCTGTCCATTGGCACTTGCGGGAGTTCGAGGCTCATACGGTGAGCCAGCATGAAAACAATCGCCTCGTACCAGCGTTGCGGAATCTGCAATTCGTTGGTCAAAGCACCCACATCCATGATTTGGGTGGAGTACCACACAGTCATCTGCACGAAGGCATTGCTTGGTGTGGGCCACAGGTAAATCGTGGGGTTAGGGATGGTGCGGTCAAACCAAAACTGGTAAGGCTGGTTCGCCGTGAAGTTCTTGTTGGGCAGGTTGGTGTAGTCGTCGCGGTTCAGGCGAGACATCATCACTTCGGTGCTGTTATTGCCCACATACCACTCGCGCAAGGCCAAAGTAGTGCCACCAGAGGCCACGATGCGGTAGTAGGGGACGTTTTGCCCCGGGTCAATGTCAGTCCACACCCATGTGTTATCCGTCACCGCAACGGCTCCGAGGTCGTCCAGCGTGACCCAAGTAGAGCCATCAGACGAGTATTGGAGCGAAATATTCCATGTGGCTGACCCACCACCAGCGATGTATGGCAAAAACCCGATAGAACCCGCATAGATGGGGTTGTTCGTGCCGTAATTGATTGTAAAGTTGCCGTTTGCCGAAGTTTGCTGGGTGTAGGTGTCAATGTTGTTGTCGTACAGGTTCGCCACCACACCACCAGCAGAGGAGGTGTAAGCGCCGTCTGGGCGCGTCATGGTGCGATACAGCACGTTGAGCGTGTCTACAGCCCCGTCAGGCAGGGTGTAGCGGTATTTGTCAGGGGTGAGGCCAATGACCTCTTTGCTGATGCACCAGTATTGAATGCCACGGTTGATGAGGTTGGACAGCAAGAAGCCAAGCGATTGGCGTGCAGACAGAACCTGCTCGGAGGTCAGTTCTTCCGCCAGTTTCCCGCACCGACGAGCGCCGTGGTCAATCAAGGTCTGTACATTGACCGTTTGTCCGTAGGTGTCAGAGTACGCCATATCAACACTTCCATCGTGCAAGCGCCGCCGCTTTTCGCGTAGGCTTGCCTTGTTCGTCTTTCATGAGTCCTTGCGTGCGCCTCCCTGTGGCTGGGGTGCTTTTAGGTTTGAACCAGTCTCTCGATTGTACTTCTCGCGACCTTTTTGTGTAAGACCTGCGCCTTGTTTTGTTGGCAATTTTTCGCCACGTCCAACAGAAAGGTTTGGCCCACCTTCTTTAAATTTTTTACCCTCATCAGCCTTGGAAAATTCTTTACCAACTTTTTGAGGGATGCCAACTTTTTTGGCAAAAGAAGGGTTGTGCGCAACCGCTTCCATCAATTTGTGCTGGGAAGATGATTTGCTTGGCATGGCTTACCAACAAGTTTTCTTAGACGAGCCGCCATCTTTCATCTTGGCAGTCTTTGCTGACTCAACGAAATCTTGCTTTGTTGGCGCACCTTTGCTACCAACTTTGCGCATCTTTTCGCCAGAACCCTCGGCTATCCGTTTTTTCTTTGCGTTGATGTTGGCATACAAGCCATTTGGTTTGCTTGGCATATCAAGGCCCAGTTTTAATCAAAATAATGTTGAAGAACGCACTCACGATGTTGTTGTTTGACGCACCGATTGCAGACGCGCCGATGCAATTCTTTTCAGGCACAACGTAAGGCGGGTCAAAGTCATACGCAACTGAGCCATTGTTGATGGCAGACACTGCGCCAACACGCAAAATGTTGTCTGCGCCATGTTGCTTTAAAAACGAAGTCACAGCGGTAGAGCCTGTGGCTTGACCAGAAGTGATTACGCCCTTAATGACGTACCCAGTGAACCCAGCAGGCACGCAATAGTGCGCCGTGGTGCGCTGGTTAAAGCCAGTGGCAATCATGTCATACAGCACCGCAGGAACGCCAGTAGTGACGGTTCCTGTGCCTGCGTTGATGTCCCCAGCGTTTGCGCCACCAGAGCCTACCGTTACGGTGTAAAACTCGTTGACGTAAAGATACAAATTAACTGTGTTGACTTCAGTCTGACCGTTCAAAATAACGGTCTCACTGACAGTGTTAAAACTGCCATCCACGCCAGAGATGAACACGGTTCGAGCGCCAGTTCCTGCGGCAGTGTCGCTTGCACTGGTCGAACTGATTTTTAAAACTGAGGCCGTTGTTGGATGGGGAACTGTTCCGCCATTGGGCCAAATGGATTCCTCTGTGGTGTCAAGGTCTGGGTTGTAGCCAAAGACAATGACATCAGAGTGACCCTGTATTTGATTGCGTGCAACTTGAAGGCCAAAAGGCTCAAAAGTGCCTTGTCGCGTGATTGACGAAATAACTGTTGTCATTACGCAATACCAGCTTGAACAACATTCATTGTCACTGAGCCAGCACCAGAGTTAACCAGAACCTTCAAGCCAGTGATTGGAAAATTGATTGAACCATCTTCGTTGCCAGTTTTGCTGGTGATGGTTGCATCGTCGAACCAAGTTGTAAAACCAGCCGACGGGTCATCGTAGCTGTACTGCACAGAGTAGTTGACAGTGCCAGTCACAACTACCGCAAAGCCAATATTTACAGGCGTCACGTTTGTGTTTATCACCACAGCATTTGTGGAGCCAGCGCCCGTTTTTGATACGGTTTGTACCTTCATGTCCTATCCCCAATTAGAAGTAGGGGCCGAAGCCCCTACCAATTTTTAACAAGCCCTACCGCCGCTCCGCTTTTTTGCAGGAGGAGGAGAAACAGTCTTGCTGACCTCGCGCTCTGTAGTCGTTACCGCGCCTTGACCAGTAAGGCTGTTGAAAGCCTTCTTAGCTTGGCGTGGCAAGAACATCAGGGCATCTGTCACCATCTTGCGGTCTGCCTCGTTCTCTGCCTTTTCACGGGCATAGTGAGCGTCATACGCGCCTTTCGACATATCCATCTCTTTGTCAGAGGTTGCACCACCACCAGCCATCTTCATCTTGCCGTACTTGCTGTAGACCTCATTGGACTGAGCCTTTGCCTGCTTCATCGCAGTCTTGTTCTCAGCCGCAAAGTTCTTCATCAAGCGACCTTCAGCGGGAGTTACCTTGCCACCTTTTTTGAAAGTGCCAGACAACTCGCTGATGGAGACAGGTGCAGACGGCTTTTTACGGCCTTGGGGCATCGCGACGGGACGACCTGTGTCAACAGTACCCCCCGCCGCGTAGGCTTTTTTTGAGGTTTTACCCCCAGCTTTAAAGCCTCCAGCGTTACCGAGCGCGACACCACCAGTCTTGTAGCCACCGCCGTTACCCATCTTCACGTCGCCTGTTTTGCCACTGGTTTTGCCAGTGTATTCAGCCGTGTGCATATCGGTATTGCGATACTTGCCACCTTGACCTTCGGTGTTGATGATGCCGTTACCAGCAACACCACCCTTGGCGTACTTCTTGACGTCTCCGCCCTTCTTGTAGCCACCAGCGTTGCCCAGAGCAACGCCACCAGTCTTCAGACCTTTATGGCCCTTGCTGGCAGGCTTGGACTCGTGAGACTTCAGTTCTTTTTCAAGACCCTTCATCTTCGACATCTCAGCCTTGTGCGTGGCTTTGGACTCACCACCTTCAGCCTTGCCACCCTTTTTCATGGGAGCGGCAGGAGCAGGTTTGGCCTGCATCGCCTTGCGACGA